CGACAGGATGGCCTCGCGGGTGTTGTTCTGCGTGCGCCGGCCGAAGACAACGCGGTTTTCACTGTAGTACTGGATGCTGTCGGCATCGCCACCCAGCGCATCGAGCAGATTGGGCAAGGACTGCAGCGCGGCCACGAACTCCAACCCGATCTTTTTCGCGTTGATCATAGTGCTTACGAGGCAGCGATAATCCACTTACAGAGCATCGCCAGGGCAGCCGCGACCATGGCGCCGGCGCAGATCTCTTCCGCCAACTGGAGATGAGCACCGAGGGAGGCAAACAAGCACACCCACGCCACCAGCACCACCGCGATACAAATTCGCTCGAACATTGATCGGTTCTCCCGGCTAACCCGCCGTCTGCCCGGCTCGCAACGTCAACGAGATCTGCGCCATGCCGTAAGGATCGGGCTGGCGCACCGTGGCCACCACGAACTGCAATCCCCAGGCGGTCACCCAATCGCCGCGCTGGGGCGGCGCCGGCAGGTCGGCAGGGTTGACCCCGATCCCTTCGAAGTTGGCCGCCGCCCCGGATTCCTCGCGAACCCTGGCATCGCGGACGACCGTAATAGTGAGAGGATCTCCGACCGGGACACCGCCCTCGACCGGTTGATACACCGCCGGCTCGCCGAACGCCTGTTGCATGATGGCGTTCGTTGCCGCGTCGATGGTGGGCCAGCCGGACATGGATAAGAGAAAACGGGGGCGGTCGCAGTGCCGCCCCCAGGCTGCTCTCGAAAGGGAGGCTCAGGCGTTGCTGGCGATCTGGTAGATCACCCAGACTTCGATCTGCCCGGCGGTGAGCGGTCCGGTGGCGATGGTCAAGTTGATCTTGCCGGCCACCGACATCTTGAACGGCGTGGCGGCGCAACTCGTCTTGAGCACGGCGTCGAGCGTGAGGCTCGCTATGGCCGTTGCCGTCAGGATCGAGTTGGCCGCCGAGCCGGCCGTGGTCCCGATCGCCACCGTTGCGGCGCCCGCGGCAGTAGCCGCCACGGTCACGTTGATCACGCCGCCGTGAACCACCGCATTGGCGGGAATCGTGTCGCTGTTGGCCGGCGTGCAGGTCGCCCCTTGGTCCACGGTGTAATCGTAGAGCGCGTGCGCCACCCGCAGTCCGTTGACCTGGCCGGAGAATCCCGGCACGCCGAACAGTTTGACGCGCACGGTGGCGTCGCCTGTCAACTGGGCCTGCTCCGCGGTGCCGATCAGCAGATTGGCGCCCACAGTGCTGGTCGCAGCCTTGGCGGTATCGTCCCAGTACACCAGATCGCCCTGCGCGAAGACGCTCGCGTCTTTGGCCAGATCGAACACGCCTTCCACCATTGCTTCCGTGCTGTCGCCCTGGATGTGCGTGCTGGCGGCAATGCCGAAGATATTGCCGACCTTGAAGCCGCCACCGGAATTGACCGCGTAGGGCGCCGTGAGAGTGAGGGTTTCCCCCCGATGAACGAAATTCTGCATCGCTTTATCTCCTGTTCTTTTCCTTTGCCGGGGGGGACGGGCGCCACCCCCGGAATGTCTCTAAGTACGACGCCGCCCTATGCTGCGCCGCTGTTCTTCTGCATGCCGCGGAAGTCGATGGCGGCCGCGCCAAAATCCATGCGCGCCTTCATCTCGACGCCGTCCACCTCGAAGCCTTGTTTGGTTTCGAAGTACACTCCCTCCTGGCCCTCCAGGAAGCAGTACTCGACCGTGTCGATCTGCGCCGGATCGGCAAACAGGTACCAGGCCGTGGCACTGTTGTCATCCAGGCGCGGCTCGCATATCGGCACCAGGCTGCGCACCCACTCCGGAACGACCTTGGTCTGGTCCGAAGACGCGATGTTGATCGGATAGATCAACTGAAGGGCATAGCCCTCCAGCGCCGCCGGAACCCCGATGTATCGCGGTACCAGATTCAGATGCGAGCCGGCAGGTCCCTTCTGCACGCGCATCTGCGCCCGCGCCTTCGTCACCGCCATCAAGGGATTCGACGATCCCACGTTCGGGTCAATCGACGTGCCGGGCGTCCCGGTCAACAGGTTCTTGTGGTTCGCGTGGAACAGGTTGGTGACCGCGGTGTCGCCGGCGTACTTGGCCGCCGATGCTCCCGTAATCACGGCCCAGACCGTGCTGCTCTGCCGTTGCGAGGCAGCCGCGCCCAGTTGTTCCGACACCCGGGTGAAGGCCTGCAGGTCGTCGTTGATGATCGCGCGGCGCGTGATGCGCACGATGCCGCCGAACTCTGCCAGCGAATAGCTCACACCGGAGTCGGTGAGCGTCGCCGTCCGGTACTCTCCGCTCTCGTTCAGTGGCGCAAGCTCGGCCAGATCGTGAAGGGCCATGCGGTTGATCGGCTTGAAGTCCGCGGCGGTCGTCTGTCGGCAGAACGGCCGGAAGGTCTGCGGCATTGCCAGGTAGGCCACACGCAGGGTCTTGTTGGCGACGTTGGCGAGAATCGAGGGGAAGTCCGAGACGGATTCCCCGCCGCCTTCGAAGAAGGCCCCCCCCATCCCGATGAACTCCGGAAGCCGGCGATAGTTGAGCGCCTTCTCCGCGATCATGTCTTTCGACAACCCACGCGTGCTGATCCCCGCCGCGTTGAGCGCCTCGCGGGCCATCTCCATCAAGGTGAAGCCCACGAATTCCCGCGCCATCTCCGCGCGCTCGCGCTGCACCGCCGGCCCTTCGTTGCGATAGATCAGGGGGTTGATGCGAAACAGGATCGCTTCCTGCATGCATGCGAGTCTGGTTTCCCCGCCGTCGCGAGTGACCGCCAGTTCCGAATGAGTCGGATGCATCCTGCCATCGGTCGTCAGGTTTGCGGCCGCCACCAGTTGATCCTGGACTTTGATTCTGGCCGCATCGAGCGGTGTGCCGTCGGCGATCAATGCGTTGAGAAATTCCGGCTTGATGCCGTATTTGAGCATGGGTGTGAAGGAGGTGCGGATGGCGCTTACACGCTGCCGTTCGACCGCCGCTCCTTGCGCCCGCAATTCCTCAACGCGCGCCGCGTCGAGTCCTGCCGTATCGGTACGGGCTTCCGCACCCGTCTGAGTCGTCTGTTCCATGACGATGATCTCCTGTTGTGGGCTGGTGGCCCGCTTCGCATCCGCAGTCACTTCTGCGGATAAGAACTGAGTTGAAAAGTCTGCCGGCACAGTGATCGCGGAAACCTCGAACGGTTCCCAATCTTGAGCCACAAATACCGGCGCCTGGCTGCCGCTCGGGTGCGGCGCCATCGTGCCATTTCCGTTCGGGTCCTTGGCTGGCACCTTGCTATAAATCCAGGTCCCGAAACTGAGGTTCCTGATGCGGCCGGAGGCGATGCCGGACCACAACTGGTCCGTATCCTGATTCTCCCCAGCCACACCGAACTGGAGCGTCGCCAGGCCCTTCGGCCCATCCGCCCACGCCTTGGCGACCGAACCGCGCTGCGCCTTGGCGCCCAGTTGGTTCGCCATGGCAGACTTGTAATCGAGGCCGCTCATGTGGCAATCGAAGACGGGCGCGCCCGAGTTCAATCGCTCCATGCGGCAGCCGGCCATGTCCAGGCGCAACATGTAGGGCTCGCCGGTGTCCGGGTCACTGCGCGGAACCGTCTGCCCGCCGTACCAGACGACGTCCACCGTGCGGTTCTTTTCGTCCACGGTCGCCGGCTGGAAGGCAATCGTGCCATCGGCGGCGGCAAATACCACCTGGTCGCCGGGTCCGGCGCCACCAACTGGTGGATTGAGTGCCCCCACCTGCGTCACTACCGTTTCCCCCACGTTCGGATTCTCCATGAATCCCTCCTTACGTCAGATATGTGCGCGTCGTGCTGTCCCAGGCGCGCGCCACCTGGTGAGAGCCCGCCAACAGAAGTTCCTTGACCATTCCCAGGTCCTCGTCCGACAATGCCGCCATGCCCTGGCTCTTGGCGCCGCCAGCCACGGCCTTGCTACTGGGCGTCCGCTCTTCGGTTGCCGCAGGTTGCTCCTGGCCGCGGAGCGTAGTGTTGCGCGGGTCGGAGTCGAGGATGATTTCGAACTTATCCAGCAGCTTGTTGAAGAGCGCGATCTGTTGCAGTTGCGCGTAGGGGTCGTAGCCGTTGGCGAGCACCGCCTCGAACCAGGTGATCCTGCCCATGCGGATGTCCTTCAGCGCCGCCTCGGCGTCCTTGACTGGATCAACCGACTCAAAGCGCGGCGCGGTCCACTGAGTGCCGTAGAGATTCAGTTTCGGATCGCCGACCGCGGACTCCGGGATCTTACCCACCATCAGGAGCGTGTCGATCATGCGGCGGCGCACCGGCATGCAGAACATCGGGATCAATGTTAGCCAGCGGTAATTCTCGACGGTGTTCCGGAATCCCAACTGGCCGCCGCGCCAGGACGAGTAATTCACCTGCGACATGTCTCCGGTGCCTAGTTCGTAGGGCAGGCCAATGCCGGCCATGATGCCCTGCAGCTCGGTCATCTTGTATTCGCGGTAGCCGCCAAGCGGGGGCGGGTT